TTCCCACCTGCAATGCGTTACGCAGTTCTGGTGCGTTCTCGCGGCGCCTGAGGTGGTTCCAGAATGCCTTTCGATACTCGTCCGAAGCTCGTCCTGCTTTCTTCTCAGCCTTCTGTGCTCCATCGGGGCGACTGGTGATCGGAGAGCCCACGTGCGCGTTCAGCTCACGCTCGAACGCCTCGATGCGCTCCTGCCGTTCGATCTCGTGGCCCAGATCCACGATCTCCTCTTCCATACGTTCGTAGGTGGTGGTATCCTCGGCGCTCAGGATGCCCTTGTCGTTGCGCCTGGAGTCGAGGAATGCCTTCGCATGCTCCCAGGTTTTCGCGCGCTGTGCACGCATGTCGTTGATCTTTCCCATTGTGTCTTCTCCTATTGGGGTTTGATGAGATTCAGTCGTTTCTCGAGCTCGCCAAGGGCGGCTCTGCCTTCCTCAGGTGGCTCCTGGTTTTCTGTGTGTGCATAGGTTTCGGTGATCTTGTTCATCAGCGAGAGCTGCGAGGTGCGCATTGAGAATGCATACGATGCCTCATTGGACGCTTTCTTCGCATCTTCGAGAATCGCGTCGGCAAAGCCCAGCTCAATGGCCTTCTTGGCATTCATCCACGTCTCGTTGTCCATCAGGTGGCTGATCTTCGCCCGGGTGAGGGTCGTCTTGATCTCATAGGCGTTGACGATGCTTTCCTTCACCTCATCCAACATACCGATGGCCTTTTGCATGTCCTGATGGTTGCCATACGCGATCGTCATGGGATTGTGGATCATCATCAATGCGGTGGGTGCCATCAGGACCTTCGTGCCCGCCATCGCGATGACCGAGGCAGCGCTCGCTGCGATCCCGTCGATCTTCACCGTGATTGCCCCCGGATAATCCATGAGCATCGCGTAGATCCGGCTCGCTGCGATGCAATCCCCACCGGGGCTGTTGATCCAGATGGTCACCTCGCCGCTGTCGGCGAACAGCTCATCCTTGAACTGCTCGGGGGTGACATCATCATCGAACCAGCTCTCCTCGGCGATCGTGCCCGAAAGCTCAAGGATTCTCGCTCTGCCTTCGTCTTCGCCCTGGTTTTTCCATTGCCAGAACTTCTTGTTTTTCATCGGTCTCCTCCTGGGATGTGTCCGTAACCTTGTCTGCGAATGCCCCTGCCCGAGAGAGGGGGAGCATGTTTCCGTTGATGAGATAGAGGTTTCCTCCGTCCTCGTCGGTAATGAGATCCATGTCCTCCAGGGTTCGGATGTCGTTGGCGCTCATCCATCCGTTCTGGCGCGCGGTGGCGTAGCCTGTCATGCGGCTCTGGTAATCACCGCGCAGCAGCCCTTCGACGTTGAAGCGAAAGAAATGCGTCTGCTTCTCGCCAGCATCCAACAGTGCACGCGAGAGAGATTGCTCCCAGCGGATCACCCACGGGTCGAGGGTGTATTTGACGAACTCCAGTGACTGCTGCTCGATGTTGCTGAACGAGGACTTCTCCAGGTCCCCCACCATGTGCGGAGGGACGCGGAAAATGCGCGCGATCTCGTTGATCTGGAACTTGCGTGTCTGCAGGAACTGAGCCTGCTCGGGAGATATCGAGATGGGGGTGTATTTCATCCCCTCCTCGAGCACCGCAACCTTGTGCGAATTGGACGAGCCGCCGAATTGGCCCTGCCACGTCTCGCGGAGCCGCGTAGGATCCTTCACCGTTCCCGGATGCTCCAGCACCCCGCTTGGGGCAGCTCCGTTGGCGAAGAACTTCGCCCCATACTCCTCACAAGCGATCGCCATGCCGATGGCGTTCTTGGCCATTGCGATCGGCGAGTAGCCCACCAGACCATCGAAACCGAGTCCCGGTATGTGCAGCACCTCTGAGGCGTCCAGTACCACCGAAGTGCCTTTCATCGTGGGTGCATCCTCAGCGCTGGTGGTGTATTGGTAGTAGAGCTTGCCGTTCTTGTCACGATCGACCTGCATGCGGTTGGGCATCAGGGGGTAGAGTGCGGCCACCTGGCCCTTGCCGTTTCGGATGATCTGCGCATAGGCATTGCCCCAAAGCAGCAGGTGGGTCATCAGCGTCTCGCGGAATACGAAGCTGGTCATCTCCGCATTGGGTTCGCTATGCAGCAGGGTGTACAGCGGGTGCTCGGTGGCCTTGTGTTTGCTCGCCTCATCGTCGTGGCGGTAGAGGTGCAGCGGCAGGCCTGCGATCGCCTCGGCAAGGATACGCACGCAGGCATAGACGGCCGTCATCTGCATCGACGAGCGTTCATTCACCGCCTTGCCGGATGTCGATCCTCCGAAGAGAAAACTGTATGAGGACCCGCTGGTCCTGTCCTGGGGCTTGTCACGTGATCTTGTGAATATCTTGCTGAAGGGATTCATTATTTGCTCTCCAATTATTCTTTTTTAGTAAAACTTGAATAAGAAGCTTGACATCTAATTAGGACCATAGTAAATTAAACACGAGTAATTAAAGGCCGTGTCAAAGAAACCCGTATATTTTTAAATTACTATCCTAAGGAGGATTGTTATGAAACCAAAAAGAGTCGTTCAAACCAGTGAAATTCTTGAAAGGATCACTTCAGGTTTTGGTGTTGAGAAATACCAAAATGCGAAACCATTTATGGGTTCCGGTCCATTGTGGGATTTTTGTATGAGGACAATCACAGAACCCACATACATGTCTTGCATTGCTTTCGCCAATGATCTTGGGGTTCCTCCAGTAAAGTCACTGATGACCATCTACGACCGGAATATGAAAAACGCTGATGAACTCAAAGTCAATGCACAGGAAAGCCAATGGATTGGCTCTCTTATGGGGTATGTCTTTAAATTCATCCTTGATTATCAAAGTCAAAAAGAGGGTAATTCTGTGAACATGCATGGTGTAAAGACTGCAACCCGCTTCCTTGACGGCCCGATTCTTGAATTCATCAAGTGATCAGATGAACAGGATGCCCCGGTTCTCGTACACCGATTCACGTAGATCGTTGCCACACCTGATCGCCCGGTCCAGAGCCATGATCGCAGCCACGGCCCCATCGATCTTTTCGGTGGACTTCTGTTTGTCGGGCTTGATGTTCCCAGCCGGGTCGGTGCGGATGAAGATGTTGTCCACCATCCACCTCAGCACCGGGTGCCCTGCATGGGCGAAGGTGCGTTCGAGCACCAGTTTCATCAGTTCCTTGGTCGGCGGGCTCATGTCCTTGAAGCCCTGGCCAAAGGGCACCACCGTGAAGCCCATGCCCTCGAGGTTCTGTACCATCTGCACCGCTCCCCAGCGGTCGAAGGCGATCTCACGGATGTTGTATCTTTTGCCCAGATCCTCGATGAAGGCTTCGATGAAGCCGTAGTGGACCACATTGCCTTCGGTGGTCTGGATGAACCCTTCACGCTCCCACACGTCATACGGCACATGATCGCGCCTCACTCGTAGGTCGAGGGTTTCCTCGGGAAGCCAGAAGTAGGGCAGCACACAGAACTTGTCCTCCTCATCCCGCGGAGGGAATATCAGGGTGAAGGCGGTGATATCGGTAGTGGACGAAAGATCGAGTCCTCCGTAGCAAACCCTTCCTTCCAATGCCACCTCATCCACCGGAAAATCGCACAGGTCCCATTTCTCCATCGGCATCCAGCGCACTGCTTGCTTGACCCATTGGTTGAGCCGAAGCTGACGGAAGCTGTTCTCCTCGGCGGGATTCTGGCGTGCACTTTCACACGCTGCTTTCACCTTCTCCAAGGCGATGGTATGTCCCAGCGACGGATTGGCCTTCTTCCACGTCTTCGGATCGGTCCAATCGTCGTTTTCATCAGCTCCATAGATGATCGGATAGAAGGTCTTGTCGTGCTTTCTCCCCTCGAGGATATCCTTGGCTTTCTGATGTTGTTCGTAACAGATCGAATGCTGGTCGGTGCCTGCGGTGGTGATCAAGAAGAACAGCGGCTGGGCCCGTGCATCACCTGAGCCCTTGGTCATCACATCAAAGAGCTTCCTATTGGGTTGGGTGTGCAGTTCGTCGAAGACGACCCCGTGGATGTTGAATCCGTGTTTGGAGTAGGCTTCGGCGCTCAGCACCTGGTAGAAGCTGTTGGTCGGCAGGTACACGATGCGCTTGGTCGCAGCGAGGATCTTCACACGCCGGTTCAGCGAGGGACACATGCGCACCATATCCGCTGCCACTTCGAATACGATCGATGCTTGTTGGCGGTCGGCTGCGCATCCATAGACCTCCGCTCGCTCCTCGAAGTCGGCGCAGGTGAGCAGCAGTGCCACTGCGGCGGCAAGTTCGCTCTTACCGTTCTTCTTGGGAATCTCGATGTAGGCGGTGTTGAACTGCCGGTATCCGTCACTTTTGACGATACCGAACAGGTCGCGGATGATCTGCTCCTGCCAAGGCAGTAGGAGAAAGGGCTTTCCCGCCCACACTCCCTTGGTATGATTCAGGCATTGGATGAAGGCCACCGCATGATCGGCCAGGGTCTTGTCGTAGGTCGAATCCTTGGCCATGAACGGGGTAGTCTGATATTTTTTCAATTGTTTCATGGCATTCCTGTGTATACGAAAAGAAGACCCCGGAGGGTCTTCGCTAGTGAAGTCTATAGCGATCAGGGACGTTCAGTTATTGAGCGCTTTCCATTGTATGCATCACCGCCTGCTTGAGTATCGCTTCATCAAAACCACAATCGTGGTAGCCGTGTAGGATGGTCGAGTAGTAATACGCATCCGGCATCGCAAGCGGAGGTCCTTCGTTCATGACGTAGGCCATCGCCACCAACTCATCACCGTCCAGGTTCACCATCAGGCGCTTCTTTCGATACAGGTGCGGGTGCCCCTCGTAGCGGTCCAACGCTTTCTCGCATTTTTCGGTGATCTGCCAAAGGAGCACCGGAACGCTTGTCCCCTGTTTCATCTCAATGGTGGCCACGCCGCTGTGGCGGCCTCCCCTGAACACAAGGTGGTAATCCTGTAGTACCGTGCTTCCGATCACCACGGCATCGGGACAGCGGTAGGCCATCTGCTCAAGGTTCAAATTGCTTCCATAGGCTAGGTATACTTTATTCATCATTGCTTTGCTCCTTTCAATGGTCTTCTACCACCTAAAGGGCGGTCGTCCCGCCCTCAAGGTATCAAGCATGCGCCCCTTCAGGCTGCAACCCGCCTCCGCCACGCGGAACATCCCGAGAGTCGCTTGCACAGATGCTCGCGGCAGGCTTTGAACTCGTCACCGATGAGGCCGATGCGGTTGAGGTAGGTGCGCATCGCGAACTTTTCGTTCTCAGCCTGTGGCTTCTTGGTGCTCGCAGAGCTTTGTGTGAGTGCCTGGGTGTTGAGCGCAAGGGCAAGGACAATGTAGCTTCTGACCTCTCCGGCATGAAGGGTGCTGTTGAAGCCCCTCAGTTCCACGGTATGGTGTCCATGGAAAAACGCATGAAGGTTGCAAAAATGATATCTGCTCTGATGGTAATGGGCCTCGCGGCTGCCTTGGTATCCTGCGTACCAGATGCTCTCGATCTCTGCGAAGGTGGTCGGCTTTTTGCGATTCATGGTAGTCACCAGATGCTCGTCCATCCTTTTGCAATACCGTGCCCGCTGGGCCTCAATGCCGAGGGCTTTGTAGAAGAGGTCGTTTCGGGCGTAGATGATGTTCACGAAGTTTCTGATCGAGCGCGGTGTGTGCGCCTGTCCATCAAGGTGGATGTGGATGCCACACGAGTTGTTGGTGAACGCTCCGGCCTTGCGCAGTACCCTGATGACCTCCTGAAGGTTCTCGATGTCGGCCTCGTAGGTGAGGATCGGGCTGACCAGCTCGACGCTGTACAGGCGTGAGGCGCTTTCCTTGATCCTACCCCGCTTGGTCTCGCATCTGATGGATCCGTCGTAGGTGAACTTCCAGGTCCTGCCGTCCGGGGCCTTCAGCTCGTAGGTGTCGTAGTAGGAGCCGCCGTAACGCAGCTCACCGCCGAGGACCGTCTGCGCGGCCAGGGCTGCATCCTTGCGCGTAATGCCTGTCATCTCGATCTCGATCCCGAACCGTGTTGCCTTGTCCATGCTCTCTACCTCTCTTTGGTGTGTTTCTTTTCGTACTGTAGTAATCACTCAAAGAGGGATAAATAGCAAGTGTATATATGCAAATAAGATACACTATTTTGTAGGTATTTCTTCGTCCAGTTTTCGCACCATATCAACCCCCGGTACCACGGCCAAAGTGGAGCCGGGTTCCCACGCGACGTGGATGCTTCCGATGTCATCCACGTGGATCACTCTACCCTTGGTGCCAGCCGGTGGTGCGAACTCGTCATCCATGCTCACCAGCTCGACGGTACACCCATTGGGGTATTGCTTTTTGAGGACCTCGACTCTCTTACGGTTCATCTCATCCATATGTATCCTCCATGTCAGTGTGCATTGATCGCTCAGTTTTGCATGAATAGCAAGTCCTTTGTCCTAGGGTCTTGCCAATGCATCTAGGATGAGGCGCATCTGGCGCACGTACTGACCATAGCGGTGAGCAAACAGCGGAAGTTCGTTCTCCCCGTAGTTCAGAAGCGCATCCGCATCCGCCTCTACAATGCAGTAGAGGCCATTTTGGTATGTCCAATTCAGCGTGGGGAAGACTGGGATCGTCGGTGCTTCGGGAGCCATCGAGACCAGGACCTGACGATACGGGTCATTCTCCTTTACCGCTGGCACGCTTGTGCAGCCGGTTGAGACGATCAAGACGGCTACCAACATCACCGCGCTGGGGAGGTTCGATCTTCTCAGGAGGTTTTTCCTGGGTGATGGTGGTGATCTTCTGCTGTACTTCATTGATCTTCTCCAATTGCTGTGCTCGTTTCTTCGCCGTATCCCGCTCTTGTTGGATATCCTTTTTCAGATCCTTGGTCTTGTGTGCTTGATAACGGGTGATCCCCAACAATCCCAAGATGATGAGGATGAGCAGCTGAAAGATGTCATGCATCGGCTTTCCCCTGTATAAACCGTTTTACCAGCGGTTTCCAAAACGCCATGCACGCAGGAAGCTGCAGCAGGTAGATTGCCACCGTGTACAGAATCACCAGGTAGGGAGTGCTGTTGAGTTCCCCAGCCGGTGTGGTCACAGGTGCGACCCGGTAGGTCACGTACGCTAAGACCAGAGAAAAGGTGAGTGCGACCAGTTTGATCTCGTTCTCGCTTGCCCTGTCACGGCGAAGGCTTTTCTTGTACAGCTCCATCACCAAGCCTAAAAACGCGGCGAAGGCGAGCAATATGGCACTGAGCGTCATCCTCTCTCCCCCTTGCTGCCAAGCAGCGACAGAAAATAATCGTCCATTTTCTTTTCCTGCTCCTCACTTTCCCCGTTGATCTCGTGGGTCCTCAGCGACTTGAAGATAACCTTGTCGTTCTCGAGTGCCATGACCAGTCCCATCTGGATCCTGGTGATGGTGGTCTTGATCTCCCTCAGGTCCTTAGCATAGCCGAGGCGGTCGTCGCTTCGCTTCGCCATACGGTTGAGCAGCCACAATACGATGCCTCCCGATCCGAATAGGCACACCGCAAGGGTGGCGATCAGAGTGATCTCATCCATCGGTTGCCTCCTGTGAGGAGACTTCCTCGTAGGAGTAATCCAATCCGTCGCGCTGCACGGTCACATTCGCAGTGGATCCGACCAGCTCGATGTAGCGTTTGACGATCACATCACAGTACTTCTCATCCAGCTCGATGGTGGCACAGCTGCGTTCGGTTTGTTCACAGGCGACGAGCGTGCTGCCGCTGCCGCCGAACGGGTCGAGTACCAGCGTGTTGCTCGTCGATGAGTTCATGATCGGATACGCGATCAGGGCTACCGGCTTCATCGTGGGATGGTCGGTGTTCTTCTTGGGTTTGTCGAATTCCCAGATCGTCGATTCCTTGCGTCCGGTGTACCACTGGTGTTTGCCCTTCTTCTTCCACCCAAAGAGCACCGGCTCGTGTTGCCATTGATACGGCGAGCGTCCGAGCACCAGCGACTGTTTCTTCCAGATGCACGTTCCCGACAGGTAGAAGCCCGCCTCATTGAATGCCTTGCGGAAGTTCAGCCCCTCGGTATCGGCATGGAATACGTAGATGGAGGCGTCGTCCGCCATATGCTCTGCAGTATTGGTAAAGGCATCGAGCAGGAACTGGGCGAAGGCATCGCCTGCCATATTATCGTTCTTGATCTTGCCCGCCGAGCCCTCGTAGTTGACGTTGTACGGCGGATCGGTGACCACCAGGTTTGCCTTGGAGCCTGCCATGAGAAGAGAGAAGGTCTCGGCCTTGGTACTATCACCGCATACCAGGCGGTGCCTACCCAGCTTCCACAGGTCCCCACTTTTGGTGATCGCAGGCTTCTGAAGCTCAGCATTCACATCAAAATCATCGTCATGTACCCCGTCGGCAAGCGAGTCCTTGAACAGGTCGTCGATCTCGGCAGGGTCGAAACCGGTGAGCGATACATCGAAGTCTTGTCCCTGCAGCTCGGTGATGAGCAAGGCCAGCTTGCCCTTGTCCCACTCACCGCTGATCTTGTTCAGCGCGATGTTGAGGGCCTTCTCCTTGTCTTCACTCAGGTCAACTACTACACAATCTAATTCGGTATGACCGGTATCCCTGAGGATTTTCAACCTCTGGTGGCCTCCTACGACGCGTCCGGTTGTTCTGTTCCAGATCACCGGCTCTACATAGCCAAACTGCTCGATTGAGCGCTTGAGTTTTTCATACTCGGCATCTCCGCTCTTGAGGTCCTTGCGTGGGTTATAGTCTGCAGGCAGCAGCTCATCGATATGTTTCTGTTCAATGGTCATGATCCAGTTCTCCCTTGAGCGCTTCCCTATACCGCTCACTCACCTGTTCCCATGCGAACAGCGCATTACCGAAATGGCCGTAGCAGGAGGTGAGGTTGTAGATGGGACTGCGCAGCCCCAACTCTTCGATGATGTCGCTTGGCTTGAGGCTGAAGACTGTGCGGACAACCTCGGCGAGCTGCTCATCATCCACCGTGCCGGTTGAGAAGGTGTGTACATTCACCGCAACCGGCTCGGCCTTGCCGATGGCATACGAGATGGCCACTTCACAGCGTTCAGCCAATTCGGCTGCAACGATGTGCTTGGCCACCATGCGTGCCATGTAGGCTCCGCTTCGGTCGACCTTGGTTGCATCCTTTCCACTGAATGCGCCTCCGCCATGCAGAGCGAGACCTCCATAGGTATCCACCATGATCTTGCGTCCTGTGAGGCCGGTATCGGCAGCAGGTCCTCCCTCGACGAAACGGCCAGATGGGTTGATGAGGATGCGGGTGTGCGCATCGAACGGGAAATCTTCGAAGGTAGGGTAGAGCACCTTCCTGAGAATCTCACCTTTGAGCCACTGCACATTCTTGTCCGGCTCATGTTGTACCGAGACGATGATTGCAGCTACGCGCTTTGGTTTACCGTCTTCGTACTCGATGGAGACCTGCGCCTTACCATCGCTGCGGATCCCCATGATGGTTCCATCCTTGCGGCACCTATCCAAACCGATGCAGATGCGATGGGAGAGTTCAAGCGGTAGTGGGAGGAATGTGGATGTCTCGTTGGTGGCATAGCCATAGACTGTGCCTTGGTCCCCGGCGCCCAATTCATCCACCTTTCCCTCGGCATCCCTGATCTCCAGGGCGGTATCAACACCGTTTGCGATATCGGAACTCTGGTTGTGGAGGAACACGCTGATGGTGAATTCCTTCGGGTTGTAGCCACTCTCTGCAAGGGCGGTCCGTACGGTTTGGCGTATGTTGACCTTGGTGCGGCTGGTGATCTCACCGGCGATGATGATCCTGCCTTTGGTCGCCATGACCTCGCAGGCTACGCGTGAGTAGGCATCGCTGGAGAGGCATGCATCAAGAATCGAGTCGGCGATGTAATCGCAGAGCTTATCTGGATGTCCTTGGCAGACACTCTCGGATGTGAGGTACTGTTTCATGTGTGAATTCCTTTGATTGTTTGATTTCCTAGCGGCTACGTCTGGTAGTGAGTAACCGTTCCATCAGGTCATCCTGAGGGTTCGCTCCTTGGTATGAGGCACTGTTGTTTTCCTTCACGATCTGGAAGATCTGGTACCAGATCTGGTTGGACTGCTTCATGTACTCGCGGCTCATCGCCACGTACGGAGAGGCGATCGCCGCCCCGGTGGTAGGATGCTTTGCGAGGAAGCCGTACTCGCTGACGGCCATCTCGCACTGGATCCATCTGGCCGCTGCCACCGCATACTGGTGGATGATCTGGCTGCTCACTAAATTCTCACAGCGCATGGTCTTGAGCCAATCCCATGTCTCATGGAAGACTTCAGCCGCATCGAACTCGATGCCACTCTTCTGGGTGACCGTCAGGTAA